AGGCAGAACAGCCTACCTCCAAGACAGGATCTGTTACAACATCCTTCAAGAATACGCTCGATCCGGTGTATTCCGCTCACTTTGTCTTGTCAGCAACCCTTCTGTTGAAGAAATTTTAGAAAATAGCTTGACAGCGACGAATTATTATGAGAAGATAAACGAGTTAATAGGATATACCTTTCACATGCTCAACGTTTTCAAGAGGACGACTCCCGTCTTGGACAACCTAGTGCAAAACGAAGAGCATGCAAGGATATGCTCACTAGGACTCGTAGATTTTGAGTCAGGAGAAGAAAAAATGCTTTTTCCTCTTGACAATCCGTCTAATAAGTGTTATTATTATGCGGTAAATGATTCTACACTACAGGAAGACTACAAAGTTCTTAAAAAGGTAAACAAAACTGTGAAAGAAAAGATGTCAGATATGGAGGGAGCTTCGTATCAAATACATTCCACTCAATACGAAGCGAACTTCGCATTCGTAGAGCACTGGACTACTGAGATTCAAAATTATCCCGAGGGCACCAGTAATGTCTGATATGGTAAAGGGAGAAGCAGTGATCATTCGGCAGGAGTATGATATTTTCGACAATCTGATGGAAGGTGCCAAGGGAATATATATAAAGACGGACGAAGATACTGGAAAGCATTTAATATACTTTCCGCAGATAGGCGAATGGGGCGAGGTGGCTAAAATTGAAAGAGTGAGTCCTGGATTCGTACCAGCCGAGAATGAAAAGTTTGTAAGCAGAGTGACGCCGTTAAAGTACACGGCAGACGAAAAACAGAGAGCCTTTAGTGGCTTCGGAAGGAAGAAGAAAAAGTGGTAAAGACATATTCAGCAACATACACCAAGAAAACTGGTGAAAACCGAGAAATGAACTTTATTCGATTAAATGACTTACCAGAAACCTTTTTAAGTGATAAGATTAAGGGGAATGGTAAAGAAAGAACCCTCAACGAGGGGCAGGAGGTAGTCTGGGACTTAGATAATAGTGGATTTCGTGTCTTCAATTGGAAAACAATTGTAGGCGAGGCAACAACAACAGATAGAGAATTAAACTAAAACAAGGTGTTTGAAATATTTGTCAAACACACTAAAGGGTAATTAACCCACAACATAGGAGAAAGTAATTATGGGTATTGATTTAAGTAAGATGAAGGCAAAGTTAAATGCCGTGAACAACCGAGGCGGAGGTTCTAAAAAGTCCCAGTTTTGGCGTCCAGAGGATGGTGAACAAACGATTCGCATCCTTCCAACACCAGATGGAGATCCTTTCAAGGAGTTCTACTTCCACTATAACCTTGGTAAGAACGCAGGATTCTTATCACCAAAGAAGAACTTCGGCGAGGACGATCCATTGGACACGTTCATCCGACAGCTTTTCAACGAAGGCACAGAGGAGAGTATTAAGATGGCAAAGAGCCTGATGGCTCGCCAGCGATTCTTCTCACCAGTTATCGTCCGTGGGCAAGAAGATCAAGGGGTTAAGGTATGGGGCTATGGCAAGACTGTTTATGAGCAGTTGTTAAACCTTGTCCTCAACCCAGAGTATGGCGACATCACGGATCCACAAGAAGGGACTGATCTTCTTTTGAGTTACGGTAAGCCAGCAGGAGCGTCGTTTCCACAGACAAAGCTTATGCCTTCACGTAAGACGTCAGCAATGTGCAAGGACTTGACACCAGAAGAGTGTGCCCAGACTTTGGAAACCATTCCAGAGTTCTCCTCTCTCTTCGAGCGTAAGACGCCAGAGGACGTCCAGCGAATGTTGGACGAATACTTGGCAGACGACGCCACAGCAGAGGATATGTCTTCCGAGACAACTCGCTATGGAAACAACACTTCCACCACCACTACCACGAGTAGCGGAAATAATGTAGAAGACGCCTTTAAGGAACTTTTAGGCAGCTAGTCTATTTCACCACGGGGAGTCGAAAGACTCCCCTTTTCACTTTATAGAAAGGAGCCCAATGGCAAAGAAGAACAACACGGGCGCAGGCAAAATGTCTATTTCAGACATTCGCTCTCTTATTAACAAGAAGTCAGGACAGAATGTTGCCTACAACTTGACTGAAGACAACCCAAGCGAGGTTACAGAGTGGATTCCCACTGGTGCTCGCTGGCTGGATAGCATTATTTGCCGAGGGCATTTAGGAGGAATCCCAGTCGGTAGAGTAACAGAGATTGCTGGACTTGAAGCAACAGGTAAATCTTTCTTGGCGGCACAGGTAGCAGCCAACGCTCAAAAGCAAGGAAGAGTGGTTGTCTATTTTGATTCCGAAAATGCTATTAGTCCAGAGTTCTGGGAACTAGCAGGAATCACGGTGGACGACGTAGTTTATGTTCAGACTGAATCTGTTGAAAAGGTTTTGGAAAGAGTAGAAGACTTGCTCGCAAACTTTCCAGATGAGAAGTTTGTTTTTATTTGGGACAGCCTTGCGCTAACTCCAAGTGAGACAGACATCAAGGGAGACTTCAACCCTTTGAGTTCAATGGCTGTGAAGCCTAGAATCTTATCAAAGGGAATGTCTAAACTTGTCGTGCCTCTTGCGAATGCGGAAGCAACCTTTCTTGTTCTAAATCAGTTGAAGACAAACATCACGAGCAACGTTGCGGAAGCAATGACAAACCCTTACTTTACACCAGGTGGAAAGGCGATGCACTACACTTATAGTCTTCGCATCTTTCTAACTGCTCGTAAAGGTAAGGCTTCTTTCATTCTTGACGATCACGGCTACCGAGTTGGTAATCAAGTCAAGTGCAAGATTGAGAAGTCTCGTTTTGGAACGCAGGGTAGAATCTGTGAGTTCAAGATTATGTGGGGTGGAGAAGTCGGAGTCCAAGACGAAGAAAGCTGGCTGGAGGCTATTAAGAGTTCTGACAGCTTAAACGTTGGAGGAGCCTGGTATACTCTCACTCATTCTGACGGAACGCAAGAAAAGTTCCAGAAGACAACTTGGATGGACAAGTTAAAGAATGAAAAGTTCAGAGCACGAGTCTTGGAGCTTATCGACGAAGAGGTTATTCTCAAGTTTGATAAACGAGAAGGCGCAGCCGAGGACTTTTACGAGGACGAAGAAAAGTAATTTATTTTACGATTCTTCTTGACACCAAGCCCCTAGTTTGATATAGTAAGTCAACTAGGGGCTTTTTATTGGAGAAAAGAATGAGCAAGAAGACGGAACGAATAACTTTTATCGTTCATACATCGTAGATCCAAGTCTATCCACGAATGGCGCACCCATCGGTGGAGTAAAAGGCTTTTTTAAGATTTTACAAAAGCTATGTAGAGAGTCCAAGCCAGATCAGGTAATAATCTGCTGGGATGGCGCAGGCGGCTCTCAGAAGCGTCGAAGCATCTCCAAGAGCTATAAGGCAGGCAGGAAGCCAATTAGACTCAACAGATCTCAGAATATTTTAACGCCGCAACAGAACGACGACAACAAGATCTGGCAACAGCAAAGGCTCATAACTTATTTGAATGAGACGCCAATTATTCAAATGATGCTAAACGGAGTTGAGGCAGACGATCTGATTTCACTCGCAGTCCAAGATCCAACTTATAAGGGTTGGCACAAAATTATTGTTTCTTCTGATAAGGACTTCTATCAGCTTTGCGACGACGAGACAGTTGTCCACCGCCCTATCCAGAAGCAGATAAAGAACAAGCCAAGAATCATCGAGGAGTTCGGCATTCACCCAAAGAACTTTGCCCTTGCAAGAGCTATTGCAGGCGATAAGTCAGACAACCTACCAGGCGTAGGTGGAGTTGGGCTTGCAACCATCGCCAAGCGAATTCCTTTCCTTATCGAGGATAGAGATGTAACCATTAGTGAAGTGGTGGAGTTCTGCGAAGGCGTTGAGAATCAACTAAAGGCTCACACAGCCATTAGCGAGAACGAAGAGCTTATCAAGAAGAACTATAGCATTATGCAACTTTACTCTCCGCTTATTTCAGTTCAGGATAGGAATAAGATTCGATATGCCTTGGACAACTTTCAGTTTATGTTTAATAAGACAGAAGTTGAGAAGATGATGATTATAGACGGCTTCGGAGCAGGTAACTGGAGCGAACTATATTCTACTTTTAGAAGAATCTGTGTTGACAACTGATAGCAAATATGTTATCCTGTGACTATAAAAAAACAAATAGGTAAAGAAATGGCTGCAAAAGCAATGATGACTGAAAAAGAAAAATCCGACTTCTCACACTACGGCACGAAGTTCCAAGAGGGGTTGGTACAGCTTATCCTGGACGATCGAGTTTTTGCAGATCAGGTTATCGAGGTGTTTGATTATGACTTTCTAGAATTAGGCTATCTTCGCTCGTTCGTAAAGCTTGTTTTCGGTTATCGTGAGAAATACGGTGTACACCCAAATCGAGAGACGATGATGACTATCGTTCGTGCAGAATTGGACGGTGAAAACGAGATGTCTCAGAAGCAAATAAGAGACTTCTACTCAAGAGTGTCGGCTTCACCAGAAGATTTTGCAACTGCGCCTTATATAAAAGACACTTCTCTTGAGTTTTGCCGTAAGCAGAATGTAAAAAAGGCGATGATAAAGTGCGTCGAGCTTGTAAAGACGGCTAGTTTTGACGAGATAGCCAAGACTATGACTGAATCAATCAATCTGGGTTCAAGTAACGAGTTTGGCTATGATTACATTGTTGACTTCGAAAAGCGATTCGAGCTAAAGTCCAGGGATCCTGTCACAACAGGTTGGCAGTCTCTTGATTCTATTTCCAGAGGAGGACTTGGTTCAGGCGAACTTGGCGTCTGCATTGCCCCAACTGGGGCGGGTAAATCAATGGCACTCGTTCACCTTGGAGTTCAAGGCTTGCTTTCAGGCAAGACGGTTGTCCATTACACCCTTGAGCTTGCAGATACGGTTGTCGCCACTAGGTATGACAGTTGTATTACAGGGATCCCACTTCAAAATGTATTCGCTAACAAAGAAGCAGTGTTCGACAGGATTCAAGAGATTGAAGGCAAGCTTATTGTGAAAGAGTATCCAACCAAGTCAGCTAACACCAACACTCTGAAAACTCACCTTGAGAAATTGGTGAGAAAGGGCGAAGACATTGGGATGGTAATTGTTGATTATGGAGACTTATTAAAGCCGATTTCTACCCAAAGGGAGAAAAGAAATGAACTGGAATCTATTTATGAAGAGTTGCGAGCCATCGCACAGATTTATAGCTGCCCTGTCTGGACAGCATCACAAACGAATAGGTCAGGTTTGAATGCCGAAGTTATTACAATGGAGTCTATTTCAGAAGCTTTCAACAAGTGCTTCGTCGCAGACTTTATTTTCTCGATTTCAAGAACAGTCGAAGATAAGAACACCAATTCTGGAAGGATTTTTGTAGCCAAGAATCGCAATGGTCCGGATGGACTCGTTTACCCAATTTTTATGGACACCAGTAACGTCAAGATAAGAATGTCTGCGACGACTGGTGAGACAATAGCCCAGGCTTCAAGTCAAATCGTGAAGAACCAGGCACAATCACTAAAAGATAGATACAGAGAGCACAAAAAGAAGATAAGAGAAAGCAAGGAGAGCAGCTAATAATGTATACAGAAGAACAGGTAAGGAAGGCAACCTTAGATTACTTCCAAGGCGATGAACTCGCCACCAACGTCTTTATGACGAAATATTGCCTCAAAGATAGAGAAGGCAACTTTCAAGAACTGACTCCACGGGACATGCACAAGCGTCTTGCGTCGGAGTTTGCTAGAATGGAAACAAAGTTCGGAGGTCCTCGTGCCCTAACCGAAGAGAAGATTTTTAATCATCTCGACAACTTTGCTTACATTGTCCCTCAAGGTTCGCCTATGATGGGCATCGGAAACAACCACGTAAATGTTTCTTTATCAAACTGCGTAGTAGTTTCTTCACCCGAGGACAACGTTTCCTCTATCATCAACTCAGGGCGAGATTTAGCGAACCTGTTCAAACGCCGATGCGGCGTTGGCTTGGACATTAGTGAATTACGTCCAGACGGCTCTGTCGTTAACAATTCGGCAGGCACAACAACCGGCGCTTGGTCGTTTGCAGACTTTTATTCTTATGTTTGTAGAATGATTGGGCAGAACGGCAGACGAGGCGCTCTAATGATTTCTATGGATGTTCGCCATCCAGACATCGCACACTTCGTAAAGATGAAACACGACTTGACAAAGGTTACAGGTGCTAACGTTTCAGTAAAGATTACTAACGACTTTATGCGAGCAGTAGAAGCTGACGAGACTTACAACCTTCACTTCCCCATCGGAAGCGACGAGCCAATCTACACAAAGGAAGTTCGTGCTCGTGAAGTTTGGGATCAGATTGTTCAGTCAGCAACAGAGACAGCAGAGCCAGGTATTCTAATGTGGGACAACATTTGCGACAACTTACCAGCAAATGAATATAAGGAAGAAGGTTTCGCAACTATTTGCACAAACCCTTGTGCGGAGATTCCTCTTTCAGCTTATGACTCTTGTCGTCTTATTTCAGTGAACCTAAAGAATTTTGTTGACAATGCT